AGTTGGTTCTGCTGGCATTGATTTCCAGCACATCTAGATCATTCACTTGCAACTCATTCAGCAGTATTTTGGCCAATGTGGTTTTGCCTATGCCAGCATTGCCGCTGAACAACAAATGAGGAATGCTTTTGTCTTTTACCCAAGTTTGGATCTGTTTTTTTTGATGTTCATCTCTAAACACATATTGATCCAGTGTGCGAGGTCTATACTTTTCTGTCCAAAGTTCTTTCATCAGTTTCTTTTAATGTATTCTTGTCCTATGCCAGACGCTATCAAAGGTATGTACAGCAACATCCACCACCAACCCACAAGATAGCCTAATATGTGCAGTGTCATCAGTGTGATGCCCAACACAGCAGTGTTGTTTAATCCAGGACTTCTAGTTTCAGGAAATTTCATACTGTCAGTATATGACAGATTGTGTGGAATGTCAAGTGTTTTACAGCTGACTTTCTTTGGCCACGTACCAATCTTCTGGTTTTTGTTTGGCCCACAGCAGTACGCTTTTGGCTTCCACCATTCTCACAGTGCTTTCTACGCCATCAGTTTTGATTTTGGCACCTCTAGTCCATCTACCGTGTTCCACCAAGATCCAATCACCCACCACATATTCATCTGTGTTGTCCCGGCCTTTGGCATACACTTTGGCCCATCTAGGTTTGATACCGTGCACCTTGCCATCATCTGCAGTGAGTATGATACCGCCTTTGGTTTTGAATGAATCAAAGCTCATATCGCTCACAATCACACGATCTTTGATCGGGATCAAGTCTCCTTCAAGAGTATGATATGAACTCATGTGTTATTTTTTCTTAGTGAAGTTTCCTTCAGCATCTTCCACCCACTCTTCGTTGGCAGTTTCTGCTGATGCCTTGGGTCTTTTAGTAGGCACAGTTTGTGGATGATCTCTGTAATAATCAGCCAAAACTTCCTCACGTTTGCGAACAATTTTTCCACCAGGTCCCAATTCATCGCCTCGAGCATTCACTCTAGCATTGCCCACAGCTGGAGTCAGTTCGTTGCGTTGTCTCAACAGATCAATATCAACCTGTTTGCCCTGCATGGTACGGTATACTTTGTTACCACTCTGTTTGATAGCCATATTTGTTGTCTCCTATTATGTATGTATTTATCTAAGGAACTCTCTCCAGTCCAAGCCATATTGGATGGAATCTATCCTGTGTACACCCAGCAAATACAGCACATAGGAGGCCACTGAACTGCCTCGGCCCACTCCCCATAACATATTGCTGGATCGCATGTTTTGCACCAAATAATGCAAAAACTTCAGCAGATTGAGATAACCATGCTGTTTGAATGCTGCCAATTCTTCCTGCACTCTCTGTTCACAGCCCACAGGAGTGATGCTGATGATGTGTGATTCAATGTCAAAATTTTTGGCATCATTGGGCATGAACCATTCAGATTGCAACAGTTGGTCAAACTCTTTCACATCCACCAGCATGGGTTGATATGTGTGCAAAGTTTCGCCCACTCCTGTGAGCTTCACTGATTTATTGTAAATTTCTATTTCTTTGTGTGGTTCAAATTGAAGATCCTGCAACACTGCCAATCTATTTTGATAGATCAAATCCACAGCATCTTGATGATCGAATATGGGTAGTCCTAAACTGTCTGTTCGCATAACAAAGTATTATGCTGTATATTAATCGATATTGATTAAATTGTCAAGATCTTTTCCGGTTTCTTTAGCCATTTTCAATTGTTCTGCTGCCAATCTCTGTTTGAGTTCTTGATTGTACACATCCACAAACACACCTATCTGCTGACGCAGTTCTGGATTACGGCTTTGAAAATATTTTTTGCGCAGTTCAGATAATTTGGCTTCCAATTGAGCTATACTGTATTCTCCTAGATTTTCGGTGAGTGGATGGAACATTGTAAATTCCTCAACTATTAACTGAATGTGCCTAAAAATTTTCCAAACACTGTGGCACCTTGGTTGTAGGTCCAAAACTCCACATACATGGGATCTTCTTGAGCATTCACTATGAATGGTGTGGGGAAAGCAGAATCTTTGTAAATTAATCCAGCATTTTCAGTGCTCCATACCACTGTGCGAGCCACGCCGTCACTTTTTAATTCCACAACAATGCTGCTCATGCCTGAAGTCACTGTGGGCCAGTTGGTGAATGTTAATGTAAGGTTAGCACCTATTGTAAAAGTTTGAAAATTTCCATTGCTAAGACTGATATTTTGTGCAGTGGTTACAGTGCCAACTGAATACACAGTTAAATTATTGTTGATGAACTTTGCTCCAGAAATGGTGTTGTTGGCAAAGTTGTTGGCAGCGTTTAACTTGGCAGTGTTGGTTTGCAGTGTTTCTATTTCTGTTTTGGCAGTGGCAAAACTGGTTTTGATGGTGCTGAAATTATCTCTAAAACCTTGGCTGTTGTTGTCCTGTCCTGCCACAGGATATGTTTCATCTAGGTTAGTTGTGTTAATATTACTGGGCATAGTGTTTCCTTATTGTTGCGTTTATTTATCTGTTTTAATCACTGTTTAAATGTTATATTGATAGCTGGGGAACATAATATACTGTTCCACACCACTGTCTGCCGTGCTGTCTATGATGTATCTGTCAATTTCAAAGTCTATGTTTTTGAAGTCAAAATCATTGTTGTTTAATGCTGCCAAAATACCAGCACTGGTGCCTGGTTGACAATAGCACAGCGGCACAGCAGTCACATAACCCAGTGCTTGGGTTTGACCTGTTTGTGCAGTGCGCATCCACAAGGGTAAAAACTCATTTTCTGTGTCTCCTATGACTTTAAGATTTTCTCTCATATTGGTGGTATTGCTGATGAATCTTTCTATGTCATTGGCATTGGACACATTTAATACCTTGCTGTCCACTCTGATCACTCCAGTGTTGGGTCTAAATCTAAATGTATCTGTGGGGTTGGATACCACCTGACCCACGTTGATCACACTGCCGTTGGCCAATGTGACCTCCAGTTGACCTGTGCCAGTGTCCAAGGTCAATTGACCTTGCCTTGCATATATCTGAAGATTATTGCCGATGGCTCCCACTGCTAGAGGCAAATTATTGTTGGTGTACACTGTGTAGGTGTTGCCATTCACATTGAATTTGGTCACATCATCAATCACTTCTATATCAGTCTGAGTGATGTTGATCTTGTTGGGATTTTTAATTTTTATTTTGCTCTGCACCTGTTGACTGGGGTGATCCTGGGGGTCAATCATTTGCACATACACCACTTCATACACAATGTCGTTGGTACCAGGAGTTTTGGCCACTGCTGTTTTGATTTCTCCAAATTGATATCTTTTGCGACGATGATTCTTCACAGTGGCTGCCACATAATGATTGATGGTCTTGGTTTCAATGCCTGCGTAGATCAACATCTGCAATTGTTTCTGCAAACCAAACTGTGTGTCGCTGGGTCTATAAATGTATGCAGGAGTGAATATTTCTGGATCACCCACCAATGCTGTGTACGCAGTTCTTTGAGCAGGTTTTAAAAATGGTTTCACATAGAGATTGCTGTACAGTAGATCACTGGCAGCCACCACTGACAGTGTGAAAGTTCTTGTGGTGGCACTGTAACCAAACTGATCACGGGCCTCCACAGTGAACAGAAACTGTCTGTCTATGCTGGTGCTGTTGGCATCCAGAGTGAAATCTCTGTCATCAAATGTGGTGAGTCCCAACAGTCCACCAATGGGAAACTGTCTCACTTTGCCTAGAATTTCACCATCCAATGCCAGAGTCAATCCATTGGGCAATGCACCTGCAGTGACCACATATCTCAACACAGCATTGGGCACTGTGGTGGTGGCTCGCACTGACAGTGTGCTGATAAAGTTGGCATTGATGCTGCCCAAATCATTGTCAGTGTTCCAAGTGATCACACTGTCCACTTCACCCAATATTTTCACTGAAAAAGTTTTGTCTTTGATGGCTAATGTTTCTGCGTTGGCTCCAAATCTTGTGGCTCTTACTGTGAATTTGTATTCTTTGGTCACTGCTGGTTGATAAGGCACTCTACCTGCCACTTCACCTGAAGTGCTGTCCAATGTACAACCTGGTGGCAGTGTGCTCACTGTGGCATCATCGTTGGTGGGTCTCAATGTGTAGGCCACATAGCCTGCAAGTGTGTTGGGATCATACAATTCCAAAAACAGTGTGACATAGTTGTTGGCTCGTTTATAGCCCAAATCTCTAGGAGTGAGCCACTGTGGAGTTCTAATATAAGTGCCGTCGGATGTGAACACACCACCACCCACCTGCAATATGGTGTTGTCTGCACGTAAAAAATCATCACCCACCACAAATATTCTAAATTTCCTTTTGGTAATGGTGTCACCATCGCTCACACTCACTGTGAATTCATAGTATCTGCTCAGTTTGCGAGGAGACTTGGTGGGAATTGCATAGTCATAAAATTCCACATCATAGTAAAAACTTTCAAAACCATTGGCACTTCGCAATCCAAAATCAAAAGGAAAAGCACCATAGGTGTTGGCATCATAGGTACCGCTGGCAGCAGATGTGTCCAAAGCCAATATGGGATCTATCACTCCAGTAAGTCTACCAGTCTCGGTAAGAGTGATACCTGGGGGTAATGTGCCATCACCTTTGGCAATGAAATACTCCAATTCATCACCTGCTGATAAATCTGTGTCTGTGGCTTCCAATTGATAATCCACATAAGCACTGTCCAATATGAACAAAGCATCGTTTACTCCTATGGGCAACACTCCAGCTGGTGTGATCCAAGTGGGAGCATCTGGTCCTGTCACTGTGATAGTGTAGGTACGATCTTGAATATCACTGCCCAAACGTGCTCTCAGCACAAATCTTGATTGTGTGGTTCTGGCCACTTCCAATGTGGTGCCCACAATGGCTGAATTTTGCAGTCGTAATCCAGCAGGCAGAGTGCCTGCAATCAAAGCCACAGCATCCACTGATGTGATGGGTAAATTAATGGCTGTGATGGTTCTTTCAGCAATGGTGCCTAAAGAATACCCAGTTGGCTGTGTCCACAAGTTGCTCATATGTTGTATTTATGGAAAAATTAGATAGCACCAAAGTCATGCACAGCAGCACTGGGACCTGCAATAGTACCCATGTCCACAGGATTGACTGAAAAGAATAAATCCAAAAGATTTGTTATGTTATCTTGATTGCTGGCATCCAGATTGATGTCACCCAAATCAAACCCAATAAATGAATCTCTGTCGTCTAGATTCAACCCATACACCAAAGACTGCACATTGGCAGCTTGTATTGTGTTCACACCCACAATATTGTTGTTGGCACCTGTGAGGGTGGCTCCTAATGTGGGATTGGATTCATTGCTTAAAAATGATGCTATCTCCAGTGTGGGAAACGCTCCACCTGACAGTATCTGAGCCACTGCTGCGCCATTGCCAAACACCTGCAGTGTGTTGCCATTCACCAGTGTGGCCACAGGGCCTGTGTTGCCCACTATGCCAAGACTGATGATGCCTGATGCTGCAATGGTGATTTTGTCATTGTTGGCAGTCAGTGTGATGTTGCTGCCTGATTCTAAACTTTTTAATTGTAATTCTGCTCCTACTTTTTGATAAAAAACACCTTTCACAGTGCTGCTGTCTGGCAACCTATTAATTATGCTGGTGTTCTCAGGATCTCTTGCATTGAGTTCAGCAAAATTATTATTGACTTTGATAAACGCTTCGCGTAAATCATCACCTGTGCCGTCATTGGCAATTGTTCCTATGTTTATGGTGCTTATGGGCATAACTGTATTTATCTGTGTTAGGTTGTTCTGCGAATTTTAGTTCTGGGAAACGCTGCCCCAGCAGTGGGTTTTTGTCTGTTGTTGATTTTTGGAAATGTGGTTCCACTGATTTTGCGTTCTATTCTATAAAACAAATAAAGATTTGGTGCGCCTTGCAAATCCTGTCCATCTGTGGGACCACCATTGCTGCCAGTTAACTGTGCAGTTTTTGCAATGCCTGTGATGTATGCCTTGGCTTGAGTTTGATTCATGGTGGGATAGGTTTCCAATGCACACGCCAACACTCCACACACCTGTGGACTGGCCATTGATGTGCCACTGAATTTGCCTATAAAAAAACTAGCATTTCTTGGATCATTAACTCCAGATGTCAATGCACTCATAATAGAAGTGCCTGGTGCAAACAGATCCACTCCTGCACCACAATCACTGAATGTAACTTTCTGTTCAGTAGAAGTGATGTCCACAGCACCCACACAGATAGCAGGCAAATTATGTGTGCCCACAGTGGTGTTGTCATTGGCAGTGGGACTTGTGCCTCTCATATAATAGTAAGGTTGATCCACACTCCCTGGATATCGTGTTGCCATTTCAAAAGTATTGTTCCAGTCTGCTCCTCCTGGTGTTTCGTGTTTCCAACGGCCATTGCCTGCTGCGCCTGTCATAATAATACCTTCAGCATAGGCGTCTTCCAAGTCGTCATCCAATGCAGAGACTCTCACAGGAATACGTTGACTGGCAATAAATCCCCAAGCATTCAATTCTTGAGTGGTAAATGTGCCACCTGTGCTTTTGGCACTGTTGATGCCTGTTTGCAGATCTATTCTGCTTGGCACTGCTTCGTAAAACGTCCACTCACTGATCATTGTGGGGCTGCCCACAGTGCCTGATATGGTGGATGTGCCTTCCTGTCTCACTCTGTATGTTCTGTTTGGTGAAATACCTTCCACACCATAGTAAATTCTTTGCACACTGTTGTCTTTAGCACACCACATAATTTTGGGCAGAGCAGGATTGGTCACACTGACTCCACTGTACACCACTGACCCATTGGTGAAAGTGACATAACAATTGGTACCCACAAATATTTGATTGTAGGTCACACCCAAATATGAAATATTGAAAGGCAAAGACAAAGTCCAATAACCATCATCGTTGTTGCCCACAGTGGGAGTGGTGGACGCAGTCAAACTGGCAGCACCCAATAAACTGCTGCCTATGCTGGTCACTGTGGCTGAAGTGGTGCCCGCAGTGATATTGATATCCGCCAGCATATCAAAAGACCTTGTGGGATTGTTTTGTGGTTGAGTCAAAGATGTCAAATAATTTATGGTGTAGTTGCCAGCAGTGCTCAAGGTTACAGTGTCATCCACAGTGGCTGTCACAGTGCCACCTTCCACAGAACTGAAAGGACCGTTGGTGACATCATACACTGTGGCACTACTGCTGTTTAGAATTTGTATTCTTACACTGAGAGTGGTCACCCCAGACTGTGATCCAGCAGCCAATTGGCTTCTCACTCTCATGGTGACATTGTTGGCAGTGGTGTTCACAGTGACCACATATTCTGCAGCGGGTTGAGTGGTGTCTTGAATCACAACACTTGAATTGGAAGTCTGTGTCCAGCTGGCAGGTTTTGAGGTCACTGTGCCTTGCACCACAGCCACAGTGCCTGTGGTGGTGATTCTGTTGCCACCATTTTCCAAATTAGGTAGACTGGCCAGCAGAGTGGATGTGGTGCAAACTCCACTGACACCTAGAAAAGTGGTTGCACCACTAGGTGTAAAACGTGTGCCTCTGTATGTGACTGCTGTGATATCATTGAATGACCATTCTCCAGGAAATATACTCATCCCCCAACTGTTGTTGACTATGGTGGGATTTTTTCTGCCTGTGGCAACATTCACTGATTTGGTGCTGTGAAACTGTCTCACATAATCTATCACATAAGGAAAAGTAAGATCAAAGGCTCCAGCAAAATAATAAATGTTATAAATGTTGGCACTTCTAGCCCAACCCTGAGTGTTGCCTGCCACTGTGCCAGCCACGTGTGAGGAATGATCTTCTTGACCATAGGAATAATTGCCGACTGATGTGCCTTGAACTGCAGGATTGTGTTGAAACCAATTGTATTGAATATATCTGCTGCCTCCAGTGCCATCTGCATTTACTGCATATTCTGGATGACCCACCACCAGTCCATCGTCATCACAAATAACCACATCCACATTTCTACCAGATTGTGACAGCTGTATGGTGCCTGTTTGTGTGGTAGTGCCATTGCTGCCCCAACCCGCACGCTGTGTGCCTTCGGTACATCTCAACAAAGCAAAATTTTTCATTGTGGAACCAGTGCTGCTGGATTTGTTCCAATTGTCACTGGTTTGTGAAATATTATTGAGACCTGCTTGGATTCCCAATTCATCTGGATGCAGCGTGACTGATTTTACTCTGGAATCTTTTTTTAATTCTGCAGCTTCCCAATCACACAGTTTGTACACAGTGTTTCTGCTCAAAGGCCTGCGGTCCACACACTGCACATCACGCAGTATTTCAGTGTTGGAAGGAGCTGTGCCTACAGTTTCCAAATCTGCATACACAGCGTCCAGATCATTGTGATCATACACAGTGACAATGTATTTCTTTGTGGTGACGTAGTCTAGAACATTTGACATAATGTATTATGCCTCTATTTTAATCAAAGTCAAAGTCACAGTAACCGCTGCCGAGCTACCACTCTTGTTGGTCACTCTGCAAGGTATGGTGGTGGTGGGTGATGTTTCATTGTTGAATCCCATCACAGCTGGTGACATCAGTATGGTCTGTCCACCTGTGGTGATCACTTCAGCAATCACTCCTGCTCCTGGATCTGGATCCACTGCTTCTAATCTGCTGGCATCTGCTGTTCTGCTGGTGCCATCTGTGTACAATCTTACCCAAGCTGCCACTGATGTTTGAATTTTGTACAGCACATATCCTTTGAATCCTGTGATGTTGAGATCTGCTGAAGCTAAACTGGCCAAACTGCCAGTGGTGCCTACGGCTGTGGTTCTTGTTTCTAATCCTGAGCCTGCATTGGAGAATGTGATGGTATCAGTCACAGAGTCAGTGGTGATGGTGATGCCACTGCCCACTAAAGTCAATGTGTCGCTGGTGCTGTCTGCCAACACTGGCGATTGACCTGCCACTGCAATGCTCACAAATGAATTGCTTTGACCAGCATTGATGGTGATGCTGTCTGTGCCACTGTCTGTGGTGATGGTCACATTAGCGCCAGCTACCAAAGTGAGTGTGTCTGTGCTGGTGTCTGCTGCCACTGATGTTTGTCCTGCCACTGCCACAGTGGTGAACACGTTTTGTGTCACATTGGGCGCGGTGTTGGTGATGGTAATAGTGTCTGTGCCTGCATCAGCAGTCATACTGATGCCTGTGCTGGCTATGAAAGTCAGTGTGTCGTTCAATTGATCTGGGGCGATATTGATGCCAGATCCTGACACAGTGATGGTACCAAATGCGTTCAATGGCACAGCACTGTTGATCCAGTTGGCACCATCATATTTTAAAACTTGTCCAGATGACACTGAAGTGATAACCACATCAGTGAGATCATCCAATACCACTGCTCCGCCTCCAGGTCCTCCTGATTGCGTCACCCAACTGAGCACTCCTGCACCGTTGGTTTTGAGCACTTGATCTGCGGATCCACCCAAAATGCTAATGTTGGCCACGTTGACTTGTATGGGACCTACCACTTTGCCAGTCACTGCATTGATCATCTGTGTGCTGTCGTTGGCAAACACAGACCCTTGCACATTGCCAGTTAAATCACCTGTGACATTGCCAGACAAATCACCAGTGACATTGCCAGTGACTGAGCCTGTGACTGAGCCTGTGACCGCACCAGTGTGTACTCCTGCTGTGTTGCCAGTGACATTACCTGTCAAATCTCCTGTGACGTTGCCTGTGACCGCACCTGTGTGAACTCCTGCAGTATTACCAGTGACATTACCAGTCAAATCTCCTGTGACGTTGCCAGTGAGTGCTCCGTATATGTTGGTGAAATGTCCTTGAGCCCAGCGATTGCCCACAGCACCCAAGTCACGTGTGTTGTCCACGTCACTGATGATGTCTGCTGCCACTGCGGCATAACTTAATAAACTTTGTCCTGCACTGTTGCGTATGTCGCCATTCACTGGCAGTGTGAGAATGCCTGTGCTGCCAAATGTCCAGGTCTTGTTGCCCAAACCTGTGCTGCTGGTGCGTATTTCAGCAGTGACATTGATGGGTGCTGTGATTCTTCTGGTGGCCACTGTGTTGAATGTGACATCGTCAGTGGTGTTTAAATTTTGATCATAATTGCCCAGTGATATAAAACTCACATTGCCTGTGCCATCAGTGCTCAACACCTGTCCTGCTGTGCCACCTGTGATGGTGATGTTGGTGATGTTGCCTAGATTGGTGGCAGCAGTCACGGTGAGATTTTGTGTGTTCAAATTGGTGAATGTGCCAGTGGTGGTGGTGATGGATTGTGCAGTGATGCCGGACACTCCTGTGATGTTGGAGCCAGTCATCAATAGATTATCGCCTATGGGCAACTCTTTGATCTTGTTGCTGTCTGTGGTGTCTACTATGAGTGGTATTCTATTTGCCATATGTGTTTTCTTTTGTATATTTACCGTTTCTTCAGAAACGTTTAATGGTAGCTAGTTTTAATTTTTCTAAACTCTTAATATACATCCAACCCATGTCAAATTCCCAAGGTTTGCGGCTAAACTTGGGACTTGCTGGATCTAAATGATGATTGTTGTGTAGCTCTTCGCCCGAAACTATGATGCCAATGGGACTGATATTATGACTGTGGTCTGGAGTTTCACCGTTGCGATATCCCCACCAATGTCCCAGTCCGTTGATCAAACCACCTGCAGTCACAGGAATCCAGGCGATTTGGATTGCCCATACTAGTAATCCCCAAGCGCCAAATAATAATAAATCGATAGCCAACATTATGAAAATACCTAGTACAGGATAAGGTGTATACAGTCGACGTTCAATCCAATCTTTTGGAGTGCCAGCGCCATACTTCATAACAAAGTCTGCTGATCGACATGGATCATTGTATAACTTCATGCCTGAAGTCATTATAGTCTTAAGACCAAACAGGTGCGGACTGTGCGGATCTCCTTCAACATCAGTGTTTTGATGATGCTTGCGATGTACTGCTACCCATTGCTTGGTGTTCATACCTGTGGTGAGCCACAACCACAATCGAAAGAAATGATTCAGTGCGGGATGAAATTCAACACCCTTGTGTGATTGGCTTCTGTGTAGATACAGTGTAACTGACACCATAGTCAAGTGTGTCATTAAGAGTGTTATGAGTATTAGTTCCATTATTAATCCTATAGTTAAGGTGCTTGATACCAACTAAATGTTGCGTCGTTGCCAGCGGGAATTGTCAAACCACTAACATCCAAACTTAGTTGTCGGCATGCTTGTCCATAATAATCAATAGCCGCGTTATCCGTTACTACAACAGGTGTGGGTGTGCCGTCGTTGCTGACCGTTCCAGTTGCTCCAACAGGAATATCAGCCGCTGTGGGATAGTCTGCTAATAGAATAATAAAATTACCGTTCCCTCCAGTCAAATATCCATTGATCCACTGCCGTACTGCTAGAAAAGTGTTAGGGCCCGGCGGGGGTGCCGCCAGTACCGTAGATCCAATAATGCCTGCTATAATACTCATATTATGGTCCTGTATATTCTGCCAAGCCAGTGCCGGATATCATCCACTCGTTAGCACCTATTTTAACCAATGTGGCCATTGCACCGCCTGTGCCAGGATCTAATTCGTAGATCATGTTAGAACCAACTCCAGCGCCGTGGATTACCATGGCACCAAGATCTTCGGCACTAACAAACACAGTATACTCGCCGGGTTTAATTACCAACACTATGGCAGATCCAACAGGCATTGGTTCTGTAGCATCTGTTGGTATCTCTATTGAGTTACCTTCGCTGCCGTCGATTAAGATATGACGACCACGATCACTGGCTTGTAAAACATAAGGATTGACTGTGTATCCTGTTGGAGAGTTTTGCGGAATATCTTTTAAGAAACTCTCACCGTTGCTGTCCAAGATGTCGCCACCCGCTGGTAATGTTAGATCACCACCTTCACTGAATCTCCATCTGCGTAGTGTTGAGTCTGAAAGATTGACTTCAATGTTGATAGCGTTTTCACTGCGGATATTACCGGGAATAGTTAAATTACCATCTGTGTCAAACTCCCAAACCTTGTTAGTCGCATTGGGGGTGGTTATTTCAATATTGCCGTCAGTGGTAGTACGCACATTGTGATCATCAGTGCCCAGGAAGATACTGGTTTCTGTTAAATCACCTGTGGTCAAGTGTAAGTGATGATCACCATATGCGGGTGCGTCGCCGTTGATCAAACCTGATTCAACACCCACATTCGCAGGGTCGTAATTGTCTTGTTCAGGTGATACACGCACAGTAAACTCAAAGTTGTCGTTGTCTACAGTAACAGTGATAGGCCCACCACCACCATTTCCATCTAGTGCCACTGTGCCAGAACTTGGAGTTGTTAGGCCAGCAGACTCTGGATAGATCCACCAGTAGAGTGTTTGGTTAGCATAAGTGCTTGCACCGTTAATATAGAAATCAAGACTATCGCCGTTGTTGGCAGTGTTATCTTGATAACTTAAGGTTATACCGTTGTCGGTAAAATTATAATTGCTGCCACCTTTGATCACCAACTTCTGACTGGCCACTGTGGGACTTGCTGGTGTAAGTTGAATAGTGGGATTGCTGGTAACAACACCTTCTGAGATAGTGCCGCCAGAGGGTAATGTTAAAGCACCGTTTGCTTCTAACACTAGGTCGTTAGCGCCGTTGATTAATCTGTTGTTGGCAGTGGTTGAGTATAATGTGCCTAACAAGAATCCACTGACTTCTGTGGTCAGTGTCACTGTGCCGGTGGTGATGTTTTCAGCATTGTCTGTGTCGGTCTTGCCTGCGTTGACCACTGTGATATCGCTGGCATCAGCAGACAACACTCCGCTGAATGAGGCTGCTTTGAAATCCCAGTCGCCCACAGAGAATACATCTCCTGAGGCTGCTACCTGAACCAATGTGGCTTGCGGATCGTCACCGTTTGGGAGATCACCAAAGCCGCCGCCCAGTAGCACATAACCGTCTTTGACTGCTATGTTGCTGCCGGCACCGTCGCCGAAAAAGATAGCACCGGTGAATGTCCAACCTGTGGTATTGTCAATGAGTCTTTGCCATTCCACTGTGCCATCAATGCCATACTTGGCCGCGACCCAAGTGTACTCACTATTGGCATCGTTGCCAGTTACGCCTGACAGATAAAGTTTGTCATCGGGCCCAACCACCACGCTGATGCCAAATGTATCACAGTCGCCTGTTACTCGTCTGCTCCACTGTTTCACACCGTTGCCGTTCAGTTTGAGTATGCTGAGGGCACTGGTTGTTCCTTCATCAAAACTGTATTGATAACTGCCAGTCACATAGATGTTGCCCGCACTGTCAATGTCAGCATCTGCTCCTTTACAGTCAAAGCCCTCATCAAACAGTATGGCCTTTTGCCACTGTATAGATCCTGCGCTGTCATACTTGACCACAAGCATACGATTGTCTGGCTCGTTAGCGGCCAGTGTGGCTACTTTGACTACTATATCGTCTACACCATCAGCACCGCCAAGGACTGAACCTAAAATAGTAGCAACTGTGTCATCTACTGTTCTGCCGCCTTCAGGGTCAACAATGTTGGCAAATGTTGGAACACCTGCCGCAAAACTAACATCAAACTCTAGTGCGCCGGCTAACACTCCTGTTTGATTTATTGTCCAGTTAGCGTTGCTTACTGGGTCTGTGTATAATGTTGCGGCAGCATCAGTGACACCCAACTGCTCCATAAAACCAATGGCCACCACTTCACCTGTAGGACCCACTGCCATACCGTAGGCTTCTTCGTCGGCCTGACCGTCCAGTGCTCTTGACCATATGACTGAGCCGTCTGCGGCATCTACCTTGGTAGTGGCAACATAGTCATCTGTGCCGTTGCTGGCATAACCAACCATAACAGGATTGCCGTCTGAAGCCACATCCACTACCGAATTTTGACTACTGAATCCAAAGTCGTAGATCTTGCTCCATATGACGCTGCCATCAGCAGCGTCAATTTTGGTCAAAGTGGCATTGTCCTGTCCTTCAACATCTGTCTCGCCTGCCACATATATCGAGTTGCTGTCGTTGTCCACTGCCAGCCCCCAACCGTCTGTGTAAAATTCATCGTCAAATCTTGCTGTCCATATCTTGGCGCCTGTGGTGGTGTACTTGCCCACGGAATAATAAGTAGCATTATTATCATCGTTGAAGTGTGAGAACAAGGCAATCACATTGCCCGCTGAATCGTATTCCACGCTGATTGCTATTGATACAATGTCAGTTGGAGCACCGCTTTGAGTTTCAAATGTCTGTACCCATACATTGGCATCACCGCCACCCAATACTGAGTTGCCTTCACTGTCCTTGATGTCACCACCTGGAGGTAATGTTAGATCACCGTCGGCATCAAACTTCCACTCTTTTTCTCCTCCCACTTGTTTTTCTGTAATAATCTTAAAGAAGCCTAGTGTAGGGTCGCCTGAGTCAGCGTCATTGCCCACATCCAATGTTACCAGTTCTGTGGCATCGCTGCCTGAAGAATGACGACCTTCGCCGTTCCAGAATCTTAATACTGACGAACTTTCTCCCTCAATATTATCAAGCCCAGTAAATCTTAAACTTTCACCGCCTGTGATATAAACATCACCGTTGTTGAATAATGCCGCAATGCCTTCATTGAGATTGTCTACAACAATGCCGTCAGTGCCGCCGAATACTGCCATTCCAGGAGCAGTTAATGTGCCAGTTTGTCCAAAGTTCCAAGTGTAGGCGCTGCTGTCCCCACTGTCGACGGTGATGTTGATGTCGTTTTCGCTCTTAATATCACCTGGAATAGTTAAATCACCATCAGTATCAAGTATAACTTGTTTGCTGCCGCTGACTAATCTATCAGATTCAGTGCTAACAAAACCAGCAATGT